GTTCCCACTGCTGGGGATCGTCTTCAGCACGCTCATCTTCTTGCCCATCGTGCGCGCAACAGAGGGCGAAATCCGTCGCACCGTCACCGAGACCTCCGACTACTTTGTCGTGGTCACCGAGCCAATCCGCTTCACCGCACGCACCCTGCTGTGCGACGAGCCAGGCGTGCTGTGGTGTGCGACCCCACCTGCCGGTCACTTTATGGACTCGGCCTTGTGGCTCTACAACGAGACAGGGGTGATGCTCGCCGCCAGCGATGACGATGGTGTGTCCTACGCGTCGCTGATTCAGATCAACCTAGAGCCAGCCGTGTACCGGCTGCGCGCAGGTCGATTCGGACCCTGCAACGCAAACGGCTGTATGCACCCAGAAGAGCCGTTTCCAGTGGGCGGCTACTACGAGCTGCTCACCAATCTTGCACTCGTGCTTGATCCGACTCCGCCTGTCGCGTCTCCGCCACCCATCCCATCCGAGTTGCCAAGCGAAGAGCCAAGCGTAGAACCGTCACCAGAGCCAAGCCCAGAGCCATCTGTTGAGCCAACGCCAGAACCAAGTCCATCAGAAAGTCCATCGCCAGAGCCTACTCCAACCCCTACAGAAAGTGAGTTGCCAAGTGTCCAACCATCGCCGATCCCATCGCCGACTGCCACACCCCAGCCGTCGCCCACGGCCCAGCCGTCGCCAGTTCCTACTCCGACAGTCACCCCTACTCCTACTCCCACTCCTGTACCTACTCCTGAACCATCAGTAGAGCCGTCACCGACACCAGAGCCAAGCGTGGAGCCAACACCTGAACCGACACCGTCACCAGATAACATTGCGGAGCAAACGGTTGCGGCAGTTGGTGAGGCTGTTGCTGCTGTCGCTGAGACCGTCACGCAGGCGATTGAGGCGATTACCAACCTAGGCAAGGATCTCTCACCTGCCGAGAAAGAGAAGGCTGCTCCGGTTGCTGTGGCAATCGTGATCAGCCAGGTGGCAAGTGCTGCTGTGGCTGCTGCATCTAGCGCAGCGGCTACGGCGAGAAAGGCAAGCAAGTGATCAAGCGCATTATCGTTGATCTCGTCGGTGGAGCCTGGACGATTCTAGGCTTGCTCTTCGCTGTGGTCGTCCTGCCAGAGGGCGACACGCAGTCCACGATGGCGACGCTATTCGGTGGGCTGACAATCATCTGGCTCGTCACTGGACCACTTAGGTGGATGGAGGAATAATGAGCGCAGCAGATCACATCGAGCAGATCCACGAGCAGGGGTGGACGCGGATCAACACCGCGCCAGGCGAGTGGGTGGCACTTGTCCTGAACACCGAGAACAGCGCCTTCGGCGGCACGCTCTGGAAGCAGGGCGAAGATGGCAACGACTACTCAGAGGGCTGCACTGAGGGATTCCCTGTCAGTGCCGCGCTGGACTTTGACGCAGCCGGTAGAGCAGTCGCCGTACTGATCAAGAAGGAGAACGCAGCGTGAAGTACAAGGTCAAGTCGCAGCTCTACAGCGATGCAGAGGCGCAACTCAAGGGCGCGAAGCAGATCCTAGATGACTGCACCTGGTCATCCTGCGCGGCCGCAGTCTCGTGGGCTTCTGGCTACACGGTTGACTACAGCGCCGCTGACGGCGTAGCAGCAATGAAGAAGGTCACTGGACGCAAGGATGTGCAGGGCAAGTCAGATAACGGCGGCTCTCTCGCTGAGGCGGCCAAGGTAGTCGCCCACCTAGGCGGCAAGGCTCGCTATGCGAAGTCGTGGGAGGACGCAGTCGCAGCCGCCAAGGCTGGCGCGGCTCTTCAGATTTGGGTACAGCAAGGTCCAGCCTTCTACCCAGCCGGTGTAAAGATCAGCGCGTGGCACGACCGCTGGTTCAAGTGGTGGAGCAAGAACTCGCCAGAGAAGATCAAACTCGGCTACGGACATATGGTTTCGGCTGGCTTTGACTCGGAAGAGAACATTTGGTATTTCACCTGCCCAACTCGTGACGAGAAGGTCGCCGCTGAGAAGTACGGCGTGCCGGTCACAGAGGCGCAGCTCCGACAGATCGCCAATAGTAAGTTCAAGGCTGGCAAGGCTGGCGTTGACTACAAGTGCATCCTGATCGTCACCCACCCTGGCAAGGTCGCCGCTCCTGCGCCAGTCGCAGCGCCAGTGGTCGTGCCTGCTCCTGTGGTAGCGCCAGTAGTCGCTCCTGCGCCTGCTCCTACAATCGTCGTACAGGCACCACCCAGCCACGCTAAGGAGGCTTCAATGCCAAAGGTCACTAAGACAGCCGCCACCATTGCCGACGCAGAGGCAGCCCTGCTGCGCGTTGACTGGGATGAGAAGAGCAAAGAGGCGGTGTCGGCGCTCGTTGCCGCCGCCAAGGCGAGCAACGGCAAGCGCGGTCTGCGCGCCAAGATCGCTGCGTCAGCGAGCTGGATCATCGCCAACACTGGCATCGATGAGATGGTCGTGGAGGCGCTCCGCACAGGGTTAGGTACGGCACTGGCCCTCTTATTGGCGACTGGTAGCCAGTTGACCAACCTCGATGCAGACCAGGCGGATATGATCCTTGCCGGTGCAATCGCCGCCTGTCTCCAGGTCATTGTCCGAGCGCTCAACCCTGACGATCCGAAGTTCGGCGTGGGCAAGGCGAAGCAAGAGATCCGCAACGGCAACGGCCCTCACAAGTAAATCGTGCCGGTGCGAGTGCCTAAGCCATTCGACACCTGCGCTGTCTGCGAGATCCGAGCGCGTGTCTGGGAGATCGAGTCTGCTGACCTGAAGATCTGCCGCATCTGCCTGAAGCTGCTGGTGGAGTTTGCCGAAGAGGACTTGACACAGCCGTCCTAGGCGGCTTCCCCTGGGTGGCTCCTCCTCCACCCAGGGGAGTATCCACCCTGCATAAAACATATTCACACCACTTCTTGTGCTTTAGGGGTTGACGGCTGCTTGCCGTTGAGCGTATGCTGCTCCTGCCAGTGAGGAATGAGCCATTCGGCTCTGCTGGTACAGGAGGTCAAGGTGAAGAGGAACCCACAGACATTCAGCCGCGTCGTTGGCGGCAAGGGGACGCGGTACTACGATCCGCGCACACCGGACAATCGCAACCGACCTAAGTCGGACTTCGCAGGGATGCGTGCATACACCGAGATGCCAAGCATCTTTGAGGTCGCAGGCTATGTGTTCTTCATTGCGTGCATCATCGTGGTGCTAGTCGTAGGAGGGTCACTGTGAAAGTCAATCGTAAGAACACGCCCAAGATGGTTGTGCGGCCGTACTTCACATCGGAGTACCAGCAGCTCGAACGACGCGAGCGCAGCATTGAGCGCGCCAAGTTCACCATCGCATTGATGGTCGCCTGGGTTATCGCTGTTGTGATCTGGGAGGCAGTTCGATGAGGTGCGCGTACTGCAAGGGTCCAGTGAAGACCAAGTCAACACAGAAGCGTGACCAGATCTGCGGCGTGTGCTGGGCGCTGTTGATTCAGATCGCTAAGAGCCAGCCAGTCTTTGGGAGGACACAATGAGCAAGCGCTTTGAGTTTGTATCCGCACCGCAGCGGAGTCCAGAGTGGTTCGAGATGCGCAAGGGCGGCATCACCGCCACCGGCATCACCGCCATCAACGGCTCGTCGCCGTACAAGACCGCGTATCGACTCTGGGCAGAGTTGACTGGTCAGGTTGGTGAGCAGGAAGTCGGAGCGGCCGCACAGCGCGGTCAACTGCTAGAGCAGGCAGTCGCCGATTACTACACCGCCGAGACTGGCAAGAAGCTGCGAAAGAGCAACGGCATCGTTCGCCTGAAGGAGCATCCCTGGGCGATGGCTTCGTTGGATCGCACCATCGTGGGCGACACCGACGGTCTTGTAGAGATCAAGACCTCCACGAGCAGCCGCTGGCAGTTGTACCCAGTGCCGCCTGAGTATGTCGACCAGGTGCAGTGGCAGATGTTCATCACTGGCGCGTCGTACTGCGATGTCGCTGTGTTGCTCTCTGGCTTGGTGTTCCGCATTGAGCGCGTAGAGGCTGACCCTGTCTACCAGACGCAACTGTTCGACAAGGCCGTCCTGTTCCGCGAGTTGGTGCAGTCCAAGACTCCGCCACCTCTGACCGGCAACGACAGCGACACGCTCGCTGAAGTCAAGCCGCAGAGCAACAACACCTACGCCGTGGCTGACGCGCAGCTGGATCACATTGCGCGCCTCTACATCGAAGCGAAGGTTGAGGCAGAGGCTGCCGATGCCGCGCTGAAGGAGATGGCAATCGCCATCAAGGAAGCCATCGCCGATGGCGAAGGAGTCAAGGGTCAGGGTTGGCTTGCCACCTGGAAGACCAACAAGAGCAGCGTCAAGGTGGACTGGGAGAGCATCGCGGATGTCCTGCGAACGGTTGCGCCAGACACCTACGGAGAAGCTATCAAGCGCTTCACCGCAGAGAAGCCAGGCGCGCGAGTATTCCGAGTCTTTGGCGGCAAGGAGGATCAGGCGTGATTGAAGTCATCATCACCCCAGAGATCATCGTCAGGGCAGAGGAGATGTTCAAGTCGGCGCAGTCCAACGCTGGGATGCGCTTCTGTAAGGAGAAGGCGAGCGGCAACACCACTTGGACTGGCGTGCTAGGGCAGGCCGTGTTTGAGAAGGCGCTGCGAGATCGTCTCCTGCCGTACATCCCAGTGGACCTGACGACGCACGACTACGAAGTGTGCGGTCTCAAAGTCGATGTCAAGACCAAGGCGTGGAGCCGACCGGCTGGCGACGATGTTGAGGTGAGCATCTTTGATTACATCCGAGACCACCAAGCGGTGGACTACTACGCCTTCGTTCACTTGCAGCTCGCACCTGGAGAGGATCGCAATGGACCACCGAGTCCAACGCGATTCCAGCGCGCGTGGCTGCTCGGAGTGATGGATAAGCGCCAGTATCTCTATCTGGCAACTGAAGTGAAGGAGGGAACGGTATTCGAGAGCGGTCACATTGCAAAGGCGAGTTCATTGAATCTGGTAGCCGCAAAGTTGCTGCCAGTTGAAGAGTTTGGAGGAGCAGAGAATGAGTAAGCAAATCGCAGCGGCACTGGCCGCACCGTTCACCGGCACGGATCTGAAGCAGCGCCCAGGGCGCGGCGGAATGACCTTCACCTACGCAGATGCACGAGCCGTAGCTCAGCGCCTTGACGATGTCTTGGGCTTGGCTGGCTGGCAGTTTGAGGTCAAGGTCGCAGACGCTCAGCGCTTCGTGGTACACGGCACACTCGTCGCCGTGATCGATGGGGTCACCACCGTCCGACAGGACTTTGGCTACCCAAACAGCGCGCAGGATGACGAGCCACTCAAGTCAGCAGCCAGTGACGCTCTGCGCCGCTGCGCTGCCCAGATTGGGGTTGGGCGGTCTCTTTATGCCTCTGGCACAGGCGCGAGCCTCTCCGTGGCTCCTAGACCCCTCTCCGTTGATTCTGTGAGGGTATCTCAGCCGTCGGTTTCTACGAGCGATGTGGCCGTAGCAGCAGCAATGCTGTTCGCAGAGGGTGAATGCCCTGATCACCGCACCGCCTGGTCGTTCAAGCCTGCCGGTATCAGCAAGGCTGGCAAGCCGTACAACGCCTTCCACGCCTGCTCTGGCAAGACCAACGGCACCTTCTGCCAGCGCAAGCCAAGCATCGCGTGGGTCAACGCGCAGGTGCGCGATGAGGGTGAGGCAATGCTTGCCGCCAAGGCGAAGGGGCTGCACGATGGCAACCCTGAGCTGGAGACAGCGCTTGAGGACCTGCCGTTCTAGGTTGAGCGGCATCATCTACGGCTGGGAGAGACTGGTGACCTCCACCTCTCCCAGCCACTAACACAGAGCGGAGGACGAATGGTTTGGTTCAAGTGGGTAGCAAATGCACACCGAGACGCAGAGATCTCGGCGC